ATGAGATTGTGCGAAAGAATGAAAAGTCTCACATGGGTTTCGATATCGACACATGCACTGATGATATCTCCAGCTTCATCAAAACCGATGTGTTAACAGGCAGCTCCAGCATTGAAAGGACCAGGTCTCAGATACACAGGATAATCAAGGATGGGAAAAGACGCACAGGAAAGAGGCATGTGAGCAAGATGCTGTTCGAATGGTGCAGTGACCTAGGCATTGTTAGGTACTCCAATTTCATAACAGATTTGTGTCTGGAGCTTTCTTATGAGTACAAGATTGCAAACAAAGGTTCGGAGTGGACATGCAAGAGAATGAGAAACTATGACTGTCTAATTCTGTTTAAAGCAACTGGGACGCACATTTTCTTCTCAATTGCGTGCCTCAAAGACACATCTGACGTCTGGGACACAGGGAAGATAGGGAGTAAGATGCACTCGGGGGGAAACTTCATGGTGTCAGAGATGTCTTCTCTTGTTGAACCCACAATTGACCATTACCTGAAGGCTGGTCCTTACATGTGTTCAGTTGCTGCTTATCTTCTGCAGCACTTCAAAGTCCCGTTCCTGGTGAAGAGTCCAACAATCCCCCCGGAGTTCTGGCAGACAATGAAGAGCATGATGTTGATCTACTACAACAACAAGTCTGATCTTGAGACCTTACTGCTTGACTGCAGATACCTGTACATGAAAGTGATGCAAAAGGTGGAGAATGACCCCTACCAGTTTATTGATCGACTGCCTACTGTCATGAGATCTCGAGTTTCAGTGTATTTTCTCAACAGAGTGATATCTGTGATGAAGGTCATGAGGACTAGGAAGCCAAAGCAGGTCAGGATTCGAGGCCTTCCAGAGAGAGACCCAAACTCTGTGAAGTTTGTGAGACTAAAGTGTGTTTATCATGATTTTCCGATTCAACTGGATCAGTTGGTTGACTCTTTTTATTTCGGGTACACAGTCTCCAAGTTCAAAGGGAAAGTTGGGGACAGGTCCTTCAGGATTGTGTCGAAGATTGTCAAGGAAGAGCTGTGGGCTCGAGACAACATACGAGAGGATGCCAATGCCCTGTGGAGAGATGTCAAGAAGCCCTGCAGACAGAGGTGGTCCGAAGAATTCTGTAGCACAATCATAGATGTTCTCAGAGCCAAGTGGATCAAAGTTCATGGAAGCAACTTTGATGATCAATTGAAGAGAAAGATCATGCAGGATTTCGCACGACAGACTTTCAGTGACATTGCAACACTCAAGGCATCAAGTAGATTTGTGGAGTCACCCATCTTGAATCTTCCTTCTAATGATGAAAGAAGTCTTACAGGAAAGGAGTTCGTGAAAGAGCTACATAGGCTGAATCCTGAACTTGGAGGCAAAAGACCAAGAGTCATCACGTCTTTGGTGTACCTGATAAACTCTTACGTAGGGAAGACAGGAGATACAGAACCCACACTACTCAAAATGCTTCCTTTCTGCATGAGGACTCTTGTGGAAAGAAACTACATTTACTCTGATTGTTTTCCCAAGGATCAACACGGGGGTGACAGAGAGATACATGTTGCAGAGATTGCTGCACGAATTCTGCAATACTTTGTGGAACGATCTGCAAAGTGCATGTCTCACCTGTTTCCCTCTGACACAGTCCTGAACCCGAAACAAAAGGAGAGATTCATGCAAGAGCACGAGTCATCTGCACAGGCAAATTTGGGACAACATGCCACATTCTGTAAATCAGCTGATGCTAGCAAATGGTGTCAAAGACATCATGTCAGCAAGTTCTACTTCTTCATGAACCGGATCACTGGGGGAAAGATGGACAGTTTGTTCTACAATGTGTTCCAATTGTGGACAGTGAAAAGGATTGCTATTCCTTCTGACTTGATTGCCATTCTGTCCTCGTCAGACATCCGGAAGAGTGACAATGATACTCTGTGGGACTTGAAGAACAGATTTCTAGCGGGAAGGCTTCCTTTTGTACAATCAGAGAGTCACACAATAGAAGTGAAATTTGGGATGTGGCAGGGATTCTTTCATAGGGTCAGCACTGTAGTGCATTCATGTGTTCAGGCTTTTGCTGCAGCAATATCAAGTGAGAGGCTCACTCAAGAGGGCATAGGAAATGTGGTAACTGTTGTGCAAGGAAGTGACGATTCAGCATGCTGCATCAGCATATCGTCAAGTGGTAGGAGAGAGCATGCTCTGGTGCACTCTCTACTCAAGTGGAAAGAGCACTTGCAGGAATATGTATCCATTTGGCCTAGTGAAGCGAAGTCATCAATTGGTACTCTCCTGTTAGTTGAGTACAACTCGGAGTGGTGGTACAGAGGCAAGATAATAAAGCCAACTTTCCGATGGGTCTCAGCCTGTCTCGAGACAAAGCTGGTGGAGACATTTTACGAGAGAATACAGCTCTTTTACGACGGTCTCACGTCAGCAGTTGAGATGGGGATGTGTACTCTGACTGCATCCGTGGTTCAAAAATGTCAGGCATATCTTCATTACACAATGATGGGATTCTCAAATCATGTCTTAGCTGAAGACACTGCAGATTCGCTCCTTGCTTTTCCTCACCCCTCTCTCGGATTCTTCACTCTTGATGATGAGGAGCACTGCGGAACAACAGGATTCGACTACTCCCTATACTGTCACATGAGAACGTCCGACGTAGCAATGAGAGATGTAGCGAGAGAGAGCATCAACCCTGGTGTTCTCATGGACTATGATGGGAGGTATGACAAGACATTGAGAAGGTCACTGGGAGGTGCAAAGATACAGTTTGGGAATCGTAAGATTTGGGAGAAGTTCGTAGAGGATCTAGGACTGGGAAACCTGCAAGAGTGTGTGGACTATGTCAACAAGAACCCCCATGTCCTGTACTCAAAGGACCAGTCTTGGGAGGCTCAGAGAGTGTACATGACCATGAAAGTGTTTGAACCTGGGGTCATTTCATCAATGAGTTCCCATCAGCCACTATGTAGAGGGAGTGCGAGTTCAGCCTACCTATTCAACAGGCCCTGCATGAGAGTGTCCATAGGGGGGAACAAGAGAGGAAAGAAAGTGAGTCTGCTTCAGGCACTAGGAGGTCCAAGGAACAATTTCGGTTTTGGTTCTGATCTCAGCAATGTTATGGATTGGGCAGAAGATGTTGATGACAGAACTGTTGGGGAAACATTGAGGAGTCAAGACACATCGAGAGACAAACTTTTCCTATTTGAGGACCAGTATGCTGAGTTCTTTGACGTGATGGAAGATCTGAAGATGAACTCCACATTCCAAGAAGTGCCGTATGGTCGACATTCTAGAGTCAGGGTCCCTGTCTGGGAGAGCATGGAAATGTCAGACATTTCAGTGCTGGAGCTTGCCAAGAGAAAGTACAGATTTGCACCGAGCATTGGAATGAGTAGGACTGCCTTCAATGTTTTGTGGGAGGAATGCAAGTCCAAATACAGGTTTCTCAAAGATGATTATGAAGAAACACTTCGTGCGGCTGACATGGATCATTTGGGTCTCTTCGAGTTTCTGAATAGCCTAGGATCAAAGACGCGCACGTTGACTTTACAAGACACCACAGCAAAGACATCAGGCTTGATGAGCGCAATCTCACGCATTTATTGGCCTCAAGTGAAAGTCAGGACAGCTACTGTGGACGTCAACGAGAGCTTTCTGAGCATGAGGCATCTCCTTTATAGCTCATTCTCTTTCTATTTCTCAGCAAGAGCAAAGAAGAGAATATTTAAGCAGCTGTATGCAAGAACCGGAATGAAGTCAAAGAAACTTCAAGACTGTCCTCTGAACATGAGACGATTCAAGGTCATTGGCGACTACTCTGTGACTGAGAACAAAGAGGAGTGCATTCGCAATATAGCACGTGTCAAGTCAGGTGTACTTGGATTCTTTGTAGGTAACCAAAGAATCATGGAATCTGGGGATAGGACACGCCGATTCACTGGACCTGGGCTGTGGATCGGGTCGATAAATCAGGTGGTTACCAGGATTGAAATTGATGATGATGTGGTCACCCGCATCACTGTGAAGAGTCTGATGGACAGCACATCACTAACACTGAGGATCACTCAGTTGATGAAGGAGCTTAGATTGATCCCAAGTCCAAAGACAAAAAAGAGTGACACACTTTACTACCTCAATCCGATGGGTTACCTGGTGGTCTCACCAATTCCGCCCAAAGATTGCATCTGCATTGAGCTTGACTCTGAGCTCACAGAACCTGATCTTGACACTCTTGTGAAGAAGGACTGGGAAGTCATTGTAAAAGACACAACTGTGAAGATCTGCTATGTAGAGCCAATTGATGATGATCGGCACAGATATGTCACAATATTGAGCGAAACACTCATGGCAAGGGACTGGTCTCCTGAACTCACACCTAAAGATCTCTCATGGTCCAAATCAAAAGCATTTGGAAGCTTCTGCAGAGGTGAATCCTGCAGCATATATGACATTTTGGAAGACCTTGGCGTGAATCCCAATGCAAAGCACATGGAGAGCATGCTATCTCGAATGAACTCGAACGAGTTTGAGCTGAAGAACTTTTCCCTTCACTCACTCAGATCTTCTATCAAGGAGTACGTCATGAAGGTTGAAGCCACTGAAGTGCAGAGAGCTCTGGCAAAGCAAAAGGAGAGCATGGCAGAAGACATGTCACATAGAGTGGTGTCTGTGACAGATGAGGAATTGGAAGACATAATGTTCTTCGGAGAGGATACAGGAACTGCAGAACTCGAAAACTACATGAATGAGGTGGAACTAGAGGAGATCTCAGCAGACAGGCCATCTGCTATGAACGTCATAGACAAAGGATCTGACACAGACTTGCTGGACAGAGAAGAATCTCTAGAGGAGCATGAGTACAGCATGAATGACTGGGGTTCATCCAGAGAGGCTATTGAAACCATTGCAGACCTCTTCTATGATGAAGAATCAGAAGGGATGGATCGAGACATCATGCTCTTCCATGAGAGGCGAGAGATGCCAAGAGAGAACAGGTTCTGGTCTGGCTTACTGCACATGATAAGAAGTGAGCAGGATGGACCTGAACTGATAAAGTGCATATGCGACAAAGAGAAGAGCACAGATGGGTTCTCTCTCCTGAGTCACGCAGCTTTCTTTGTGTCTTTGGTCGTTGAAAGGAATATCTTCAGCGAACATGTCAAGCGCATACCAGCCGAAGTAGAGAGGTCACTCAGCCTGAGCTCGCATGATCCCATTGCAAGAGAAGAAGACGCCCAGGAGCATTTGCAGTCTCTGCATGTGAAGATTTCTGAGGTGTCGAATGCCATTCTCAAATGCACTGGATATGCAAAGGATCTGCTTCAAAAGAAACTGGACGAACTTCAAGTACAGTTAAGCAGTTACGATCATGTGGAGAGGGTGTTCCTGCCATCAGAAATTTCATACTATGAATACATGAGTGTTCTATTACTGAAGATTACAGAAATGGGGTTGTTCTCAAAGTCATCTCACAGCTATGATCTAGAGATCCAATCCACCATACTGATAAGCACAGTTCTGGAATCTGCAATTGAGAGAAACAAGTACAAGATGGTATCTGATTCTGATCTAAGTCTGATGAGATCAAGAATATGGGATCGAGTATTCTCCTCTAGCTTCAACAGATTCATGGCAACGGGTCTAGGGATAACCATAGAAGTAAAAAAGAAAGGAGATCATGTGTGTTCACACAGGCCACTCATGTCCTCGGGATATGTGTGTGTTGACCTGGAATGAGGCAACGCAGCACATGATGAGTGCATTGAGAAAACAAGAAAGTGGTGATAGACGATAGGAGCCCATGAAACCCACATGATCACTTACAGTGAACATGTGGGTTAGACACTATTCGTTTAATAGGTTAGGGTTCAAGGTCTTGTCGAGCATGGTGCTG